TCTGGAGGGTTAATTAACTGGCAACTTACTGCCAAAACTTCTGCATTTACAGCTGTAAGTGGAGAGGGGTATTTGGTGGATACTAGCTCTGCTGCTATCACAGTAACTCTACCAGATGCTCCAAGTGCTGGGGATGAGATTATCATAGTTGATTACGCCTCAAACGCTGGCACAAATAACATTACACTAGATCCTGGAACGCTAAACCTTAGAGGCGCTACAGATGATTTAGTACTTTCTACCAATAATCAAACCGCTAGGCTATTATATTCTGGCGCTACTAAAGGCTGGTTAGTTACTACTGAGGCTGGTGATGGTGCAGCAGCCGCAGCTCCAGCTCCAGATTTAACAGTTGATTATTTAGTAGTCGCTGGTGGTGGTGGTGGAGGTGCATCAATAAGTGGGGGTGGTGGAGCTGGTGGTTTGCGTACTTCTTATGGAAGCACTCGAGGTGGAGGGCAATCATCTGAATCAAATTTAACTTTAGCAGGCGGTACAAATTATACAGTAACAGTAGGAGCTGGAGGCACTGGGTGTACTGATTCTGGAATTGGCGGCGTTGCTAATGGTTCAAATGGAGGAAATTCTGTATTTTCTACAATAACATCTATTGGAGGTGGAACTTCAGAGGATTACGAGGGAGATGGTATAGATGGTGGATGCGGTGGAGGTTCTCCAAGGCGATCTGGAAGCACTCCTGGTAATGCAGTAACATCTCCAGTTGTCCATGGATATGGGGGAGGTTCAGGTTCAATTACTGGTGGAACGGATAATTTTGGATCTGGAGCTGGTGGAGGTGGCGCTGGTTCAGTTGGAGGAAATGGAAGTGGCTCAACTGGTGGAGCTGGAGGTAGTGGATTAGCTGTATCAATAACAGGAGCATCAATAACATACGCTGGTGGTGGTGGAGGTGGTGCTTACAATGGCACTGGCGGTAGCGGTACAGATGGAGGTGGTAATGGTAGTGGTGGCTCATCTGCTGCAACTGATGGATCTGAAAATAAAGGCTGTGGCGGAGGTGCTGGTGGCTATCCTACGACAAGATCTGGTGGAGATGGAGGATCTGGAGTAGTAATAGTACGCTACCCAGATGCTTACACCATATCAGAAACAACCTCTGGAGGTGATGTATTATCATTTACTACAGATGATACTACAGTAACTGGAATTAAAATAACAACGTTCACAGCTGGAGCAAATGGTACAATTCAATTCTCTACCTAAAAACATAAATAATAAAATAACTATATTTGTATAAAATTTAATAGATATGACAACAGGAGTATTCAACGGAACTAACCTAATATTAAAGATCGAGGATACAGCTTTAGGTCACACTACTAGCTGTTCATTAACTCTAAATAATGATTTGCCAGAAGCCACTACTAAAGATAGTAGCGGATTCCAAGAGGTAATTGCTGGAGTATTGAGTGGAGAGCTTTCTTTTGATGGGTTAGTAGCTTATGATGATACTGCTAATGCTATTGAATTAGCTGATTACTTACTAGCTAGAACTCAATTAACTTGCGTTTTTGGTACAGAGGTTACAGGCGATGCTATTTATACTGCTGAGGGATTCCTTTCTAGTGTAGAAATGAGCGCTGAGATGGAATCACCAGTAAGCTATAGCGGTTCAATTACATTAACAGGCGCTATCACAAAAAGCACAAACGCTTAATATAAAGTAAAACATAATGGCAAACAAGAGGAGAGGGTATTATACCACTAAACTAGGTGGGCGTAATGTTACGCTACACTTTAGTATGAATTTCTGGGCAAATTTTACAGAGATTATGAATGTGCCACTAGATAAAATAGGTGATCTATTTTCTGGTGGCGTTTCTATTTCAGCTATCAGAGCTTTGGTTTATAGTGCTATGTTAGCATACGACCAGGAGGAGGGTAATGAAATAGATTATAACCAATTTAAGGTAGGCGCTTGGCTTGAGGATCTAGGACAGGAGGAGCTAGAGAAAATGATCTCAGCTATGATGGAATCTCGTATTTTAGGCAATGATCTAAATATGGGAATAGATCGCCAGGCTAAAACTGTAGCCAATACCCAGGGAAAGAAGTAGCCAGCTCCCTCACTTGGGATGATATTGAGGATTATTATATAGGGCAAGCTGGCATAGATCCAGATAAGTTTTGGAATTACACCTGGAGAGAGAATCAACTCCTGGGCGAATCTTATATGATAAAGCAAAACCTAGAATGGGAGCGGATTAGATATGTAGCTACTATGCTGCACAATGTAAACTGCCAAAAGCGCCAGCACATGATAAAACCAGAGAAACTATTTCCACTACCACAGGATAAGTTCAACAAGGCGCAAAAACCTAAAGGCACTAGAGAGGATTACGAAAAATTTAAAGAGAAAGCTAAAGCATCTGGCATTAAATTGTAACGCCTTTTTTTTTAGTATTTTTGTACTATGGCAGATCAAAAATTAAGAGTAGATATAATAGGGGATGCTAGTAAGCTAACAAGAGCGTTAAATACAGCATCTGGAAAGCTACAGGCATTTGGCAAAAAAGTTACTGATGTAGGTAAAGATCTATCTACTAAACTAACATTACCTCTAGCATTAGCTGGAGGCAGCGCCTTAAAGATGGCTGCTGATTTTGATAAATCTATGACTCAAATAAAAACCTTAGTAGGTATTGCATCTGATGAGGTTGATAGAATGGGTGAATCAGTCGTACAAATGGCTAAAGATACTGGTGTAAGTGCTAAGGATGCTGCTGATGCATTGTTTTTTATTACATCTGCTGGACTTAGAGGAAGCGATGCTTTAGATGTATTAGAGCAATCTTTAAAGGCATCTGCTATAGGATTAGGAGAAACTAAAACAGTTGCTGATTTAGCTACTTCTGCTCTTAATGCTTATGGATTAGAAAACTTATCAGCGGCTGAAGCTACAGATGTTTTAACAGCATCAATCAGAGAGGGTAAACTAGAGGCAGATTCATTGGCGCAATCTATGGGGACAGTGTTGCCTATTGCATCACAATTAGGGGTTAGATTTAATGAAGTAGGTGCTACATTTGCTGCGATGAGTAGAACTGGTACTGATGCTGCTATGGCTGCAACTCAAATTAGAGGTATTTTATTTGCTCTGTTAAAACCAACTAAACAAGCTGCTGATACTTTAGCTGAGTTTGGATTATCAGCTGCTAGTTTACGCCAGAAAATTAAGGAGGATGGATTACTAGAAACTTTAAAACTACTTACTGAAACTTTTGGAGATAATGAGGAGGCACAAGGTAAGGTGTTTGCTAACACTAGAGCGCTATCTGGGGTTTTAGATTTGATGGGTAATAACCTTGCATCTACTGAGGCAATCTTTAGTAGAATGAATGATACTGCTGGCATTACAGCTGATGCGTTTAATGAGCTAGAAAAATCCGCCTCATTTAAATTAAACAAATCTTTAAATGATTTAAAAGTAGCTTTTACAGAAATTGGTAGTGTTTTACTACAAACATTTTTACCAGTAATTCAAGATATAGCTGCTTTTCTAGTTAAATTAAGCGATAAATTTCAAAGATTAAATCCTGGTGTTAAAAAAACTATAGTAGTAATTACAGCTTTAGTTGCTGCTATTGGACCAGTATTAGTTGTTTTAGGATCAATGGCATCTGGAATAGGTTTAGTTGCCTCTGGGTTTGCTACAGCTTTGCCTATTATTTTAAAAGTAACTGGAGCATTTAGAACATTAACAGTATCAATGCTGGCTAATCCAGTGGGCGCTATTGCTGCTGCTGTAGTTACTTTAGTGGCTGGTTTTGTAGAATATCTACATAGATTAGAGCCAGCTGTAAGTAGAACAAAAACATTTTTTAACTTATTAAAATCATTAGGTAATCCTTTAAAGTTTGCAGCGTTACAGGCGGAGGATGCCGCTGAGGCTTTAGCAGAAAAGAAAAAAGAAGCTAAGGCAGCTGCTGAAGCTAATGCTGAGTTAAAAACATCTTTAGAGAATTTAACAAAGCCATTAAATGTAGCTACTAATAAAACAGAGGAATTAACTAAATCACTTGAAAAAGTGCAAAGTGTTTCAGCTATAACATTATCAGTTAAAACTGGTGATTTTGATTATGCTACAGGGGAATTTGCTCAAGGTGATATAGCAGTAGGCGCTCAGCAAGTTCAAACAGAGGGAATAGGTGGTATTAATGCGCCAGATCCAGGAGAGATAAATGATGCTTTAAGTGGTTTATTAGCTATGCAAAACCAGGCGAATCAAACCGCAGTGGCATTAGAAAACCTAGCTGCCAAAAATGAGCGAATGAGAGAGCTTGGAGATATGGTAGGTGGAGAGGTTGCCAACGCTTTTTATAATTTTGGAGAGGCTGCTATCGGAGCTTTAGGATTAGCTGAATCTGGATTCCAAGGATTCCTAAGCGGAATACT